AAATCTTTTAACGTCTTCTTTAAGTTCTGGAGAACTTCCGTAGTATTTTTTCCAGTCACTCTCAGACGTAACCCTTCTTTTGCCACCTCTAGGCTTTCTACGCTTGGTAAAATATTTTCTTCCAATGTATTGCTTCCCTGTCTGGAGATTAGTAATCCTGTAGACAAAACCGAAGAAGTCGTCAATATCGTCAGAAGTAAAAGTTGTACCTTGATAGGACCAGGGGTTTTCATAATCTCCCTCACCAGTTGATTCCATTTCATGATTTTTATTTCAGTCTCCCTTATTTAGTATCTCCCAAGTATCTTTGTAATCTTTGACATGATAAGCCTTTCCACCCCTTGCTTTCACTGCTTCAGCTAAAGTATAATCATTCCCACCTTTCTCCATTCTGTCTCCAAAGAAATATATCTCATCATCTTCAGAGAAATCTCTTAGTACCTGACTCTTATCAGCACCTTCTGGTCCTATATCAATACCTGTTTGTCCACCAAGTGCTACAGTCAAATATGGAAAACTATATAAAAGTCTTCTTGCTATATAACTTCTTTCTTGATGTATATTATCCCATGAAACATACTCTTTTCTACCCTTAAAAGGATCTTTATCTCTACCAAGAATACTAAAGTTAACTCCACCTGGTCTTCTCTCAATATGATTCCCATTACGCATAGGAAACTTACTGAATTTTAATTCATCATTTAAATGTAATTCTACATCTTTAGGTAATTCCCAATCATCCCTATAAACATTTACATCCCTTTCATATGCATCACTACCAGAGCAGTTATATACTCTCTTTGCTGTGTAACATATATCCAATCCTAATTGTTCTAATGTCTTCTCCCTATCACTACCAGTAACAAGATAAACATCATTATGACGACAGAAAGTAAGAAAAGGAGCCCAAAATTCATGCTCTATTTTTTTCCTACTAGGTGTTAAAGTTCCATCAATATCAAATAAAAACTTTTTCATTAGTCAAATATAGCATGTTTGGATGTACCTGCATTATCATTTGATATATTTCCTATTCCAGTTTCTTCAGTCTCTGTTAATTCATAACTCCAATCTTCTATCACAGTATTTGCCAACAACAAATCACTAAGTTTATACAACTCTTTCTCTGCTGTTTCATAATCTTTTGCCTCAAACCAATAATCAATACACTTACCAATCCTTAGTAAATTTGATTTAAGACCTTCAGCAACCCTATGAGTATTATTCATCACAGCATTACCAGCAGCATCTGATACAGATCCTCTCAATGTTACATTTACAGTTGCCTTAAATTTCATAATTTAAATCCAGAGAATGTGTCCTTCTTAACGTCTTGTTTAATACCACCTACAACATATGACTCTACTTCTGTCTCTTGTGGTGCTACCTGAAGCCCCTTAGAACTGATCCAATGCTCTGTCCAAGGTAATGGATTATTCTTAAGTGGTATATCATACACTGGTTTAAGACCTATGGATCTTAATCTCTTATTAGCAATCCATTCAACATACTGATAGAGAAGTTTATCATTTAATCCTATCATTGTGCCTTCTTTAAATAAATATTCTGCCCATTTCTTCTCTTCATTTACACAATTATCAAACATTTTGTAAGTCCATTCCTCCTCTTCTTTAACTATCTCAACCATATCTGGATCATCACCCTTTCTCCAGTTGTTTATTATGTTTTGGGTGAGAGCAAGATGTTGATTTTCATCTCTTGCAATGAGGGATATGATCTTAGCACTCCCCTCCATAAGTTTGAGCTCACCGAAAGCAAAGCTGCAAGCAAAAGAGACGTAAAAACGAATCCCCTCAAGAATGTTAACATTAGCAACTGCCCTATAAAGTTGTCTTTTTAAATCTTTTATTTCCCACTTAGCATTAGGATGTGTTCTCCAATCATCTCTCCAGTTATTACTCTGATCCCATTGATGTGCTTGATTAATAAATTCATCATATGATTGAGTAACACTAGAAGCACGTTCTAATATCTTATCATCCTTTAATATAGTATCAAATACCTCAGAAGGATCTGGATACACATTCTTAATCACGTAAGTATATGATCTACTATGAATCATTTCCATAAATGACCAAACTTCCATACATGCTTCAAGCTCAGGTAGTGAACAGTATGGAAGGAAAGCCATACCAGGAGCACGACCTTGTACCGAATCCAACATGATCTGGTACTTAAGGTTGCTCGTATAGATATGCTTTTGTTCTGGACGTAACGTTTGATAGTCTCCACGATCTTTCTGTAAAGATACTTCTTCTGGTCTCCAAAAATATCCTAACTGCTGCTTTGTAAGATTTTCAAATGCAGGATATTTAAAGTTATCATATCTTTGAACCCCAAGTGGTTTACCAAAAAACATAGGTTGTTTCTTAGTATTAACATCTTCAGTATTGAAGACTGTCATTCCTTTCAAATCAGATTGCACAGCTTTCACAAGTCTCCTCCTCCTGAGATTCTAGTATATCATCGACCAATGAACTAAGGTCATTTTTTGTTGGGGTATCAGATACCTCATCAGTTTTCATATCATGAGTATTTTGATAATAAGAAGTCTTCCAACCATACTTATATGTTGTTAGTAAATCCTGTGCCATGACTGATACAGGAACCTCATTATCCTCATAATGTTCTGGATTATAACTCCAGTTACCACTAATGGCTTGATCAAAGAATTTTTGCATTACTGCTACTATGTTAATATATCCCTTATTATCTGGCATCTCCCATAGTAAGGTATAAGCATTCTTTAAAGTTGCATAAGATGGAACAATCTGCTTAAGAGGTCCTTTCTTTGATTTCTTAATGGACAAGTAGTCTCTAGGTGGCTCAATTCCGTTTGTTGCATTGCACACAACGGAACTGCTCTCCGAAGGCATTTGTGCGGACAGAGTGCTGTGCCTGAGTCCATGCTCCAAGATAGATGACCTAAGAGATTCCCAATCATGCTGAAGTTCCTGAGATGAAATTTCATCTACATCTTTCTTATATGTATCTATAGGTAGGATTCCATCAGCATACTTTGTTCTACCAAAATATTCACAATGACCTTTCTCTTCTGCAACCTTATTTGATGCCTTTAAAAGGTAATACTGAAAGGACTCAGAGAGTCCATGAACAGCATCCCATGCCTCCTGTGATCCATAATTATAACCTAACTTAGCAAGATAATGAGCAAGACCAATAAAACCTACTCCAAGTGATCTACGTGCCTTTGTAGCAATCTCTGCTGCTACTACAGGGTACTTCTGATAATCAATCAACTCTTCTAACCCACGTACTGCAAGGTCACATAAGTCCTCTAATTCTTCATCAGATCTAATCTTACCTACATTAACAGCAGAAAGAATACAAAGAGCAATCTCACCCACATGATCATCAATATGAGTTAAAGGATGAGTTGGTAGAGTAATTTCCTGACAAAGATTACTCATAAACACCTGATCTTTAAAGGATGAATGAGAATTACAGTGGTCTATATTCATAATATAGATCCTACCTGTCTCTGCTCTCTCCTTTAAAAGATCAAGGATGAGGGATTGAGCAGCAATCCTATGCTGTGGGATTGAGTCGTCTTGCTCATACTTTGTGTAGAGTTCATCAAAACGTTCAGTACCAAAGCTATCATACAACCCTGGCACGTCATGAGG